GTTACTAGGAGCAACATGGCAACCTTTCCAGTCGCAACAGGCGATGTATTAACAGCAGCGGTTTACAACTCGCTGACCGCCTTCACAGTCGATGCAGACGCTACGGCTGACTACACAGCAGTCCTAGACGATCAGTACCAAGTTCTAGTGCCTATGAACAAGGCAACAGCAGTAGCTTTCAAGATTCCTACCAATGCCTCAGTAGCGTTCCCAGTAGGCACAGCAATCACAGTCCTTAACAAAGGCGCAGGACTTGTCACAATTTCCGCTGTGACATCTGGAACTACCACAGTCCTTTCAGCAGGTGCAGTTGCAGCTTCTCCAACTTTGGCTCAATATAAGACAGCCGTTTGCATTAAGACTGCATCAGACATTTGGATAATCGTTGGAGCAATCGGATAATGATTGGCGTAATTACTGCTGGTTTATTTGGAGATAAAGCACCTGCATCAGTTGTAACTGGTGGAACTTTATCGTCTGACTCAACTTACTATTATCGAACCTTTACAGCAGGCGGTTCTTTAGTTGTTACAGGGGCAACGCTTAGCGCTGATGTTCTTGTAGTAGCAGGTGGCGGTGGTTCGGGAGCAGTAGGAATTGGATCTAACGTACCTGCTGGTGGCGGTTCTGGTGGATTGGTTTATCAATCTGGTCGTTCGATTTCAGCAGGTACAGTCACAGTCACAATCGGTGGCGGTGGTGCAGCAGGTTCTAATGGTGTCGATTCAGTCTTTGACACAATAACAGCCAAGGGCGGTGGTTCGGGAGCATCAGAGCAAGTTGCTGCTCTTAATGGTGGTTCAGGAGGCGGAGCTACATGGCAACAAACTGGAATTGGTACTTCAACTCAAGGTAATTCAGGCGGTGGAACAGGCTATGGCAATTCAGGCGGTAACACAGGTGGAGTTGGTTCGGGCGGATACGCATCAGGTGGCGGTGGTGGTTCGGGAGCAGTAGGTGGCGATGGTCTTAGCTCTGGTGCAACTATTCGTGGTGGTAATGGCGGCAATGGTAAATCAGATTATTCTTCATGGGGTTCTGCAACTTCAACAGGTCAAAATGTAAGTGGAACCTACTACTACGCGGGTGGCGGTGGCGGCGGTTCTTGGACTGCTTCAACAACAACTTCAGTGGGTGGTTATGGCGGTGGCGGTGCTGGCGGAGCGAACATTACAGGTGGAGAAATTGCAGCCAACGGTACAGCTAATACAGGTGGCGGCGGCGGTGGCGGTGGTATTGGCAACGGCGGCAACACTTACCATTCAGGTGGTTCAGGAATTGTTATTGTTCGCTACTTAAAGACGGCGGTTTAATATGGCTCACTTTGCACAATTAGACGATACAAACACAGTCGTTCGCGTACTTGTAACGGATAACAATGACCCTAACGGTGATGAAGGTTATCAATGGCTTCTGGATACTTTCGGCGGCACTTGGGTAAAGACTTCATACAACGCGACAATTCGTTACAATTATGCGGGAATTGGGTTTACTTATGATCCAATCGATGATGCTTTTATACCGCCAGTTCCTTGCCAGCATAGCGAATTAACTCTTGATAATAAGAAGCAATGGCATTGCCCAGATGCCTCTCATGTGGTTATCCTCGATGAGTCCTAGATTATGCAAAGCTGGACAACAGTTAAGGCTTCAGATAGATGATAGTTACCCAGACCGCGATCGCGCCTCAGACGGCTGGATTGGCGACACTCGTCATCAAGCACGTGCTTCTGCAAGTGACCATAATCCAGATGCTAACGGCACGGTCAGAGCCATTGACATTGACAGGGATTTATCTGGTCTATCCAAGCCAGACCTCATGCCTGACCTTGCAGACCAGATTCGACTCGCAGCAAGAACTGATAAGCGCATCGCTTACGTCATCTTCAATGGTCGCATCGCATCGTCTCGCTTGGGCTTTCGCTGGAGAAAATACAAAGGAAGCAATCCGCACTTGCATCATTGCCATGTTTCTTTCACTAAGAAGGGCGATGCAGATGGCTCGTTCTTTAATATCCCAATGATAGGCGGCACAGCATGAACATGAAGAACCCTTACCTAATGTCAATAGGAGCGTTTCTAGCAGTATGGGGTACAACCTCAAACTTTGCTCTGGACTACCGCGCAATCCTTGGCTCTCTAGTTGCAGGCGTGTTTGGATACGCAACTCCTAAGAAATGAACCAACAAGACTTCTTCACGCTTTACATTGCCACCCTTGGCATAATCGGTGGACTATCTGGGTACGTCATTACTCATTTACTCTCAGAAATTAAGCGACTTAACTCGCGTGTCGATGAGATTTACAACATACTTCTTGACCGATAATTATTGCTATGGCACGAACTAAGAAGGTCATTGACCTAGATGCTTACTCAGCTCTAGACCAATACTGCATTGCTCTGCACGTTTATTACACCAGTCTCCGCAAGGCTGGTTTTTCTACTGATATGGCTTTCTGGCTATTGCTGGATCGTGATTCTTATCCTGACTGGATTCTGCCAGTAAAGCCCATTGAGAAGATATCGGGTAATCCCTATGAGGACGATGACGAGGACTGATGAAGAAAATCGTAATCCTGAGCGACTTGCAAGTTCCCTTCGAGGACGTACATGTCACTCAGAACATTGCACGATTCCTCAAGACCTTTAAGCCAGACCAAACAGTTACCATTGGTGACGAGATTGACTTCCAGACCATCAGCAAGTGGTCTGAAGGTACGCCTCAAGCCTACGAGCAGACCCTTGGCGATGACCGAGACCAATGTGTGCAACTTCTCTGGGAACTAGGCGTTACAGACTGCATACGATCTAACCACACAGACCGTCTTTACAACATAATCATGAAGAAGATTCCTAGCTTCTTGTCCTTGCCAGAACTCAGGTTCGAGAAGTTCATGAAGTTTGACGAGCTAGGCATAACCTTCCACAAGACTCCCATGGCTATCGCTCCTAACTGGATTGCAGTCCATGGCGACCATACGCCTATTAAGCAGCTAGGCGGACTCTCAGCCCTTGAGGCAGCCCGTAGGCATGGCAAGAACGTCATCTCAGGACATACCCATAGAGCAGGCCGCAGCGCCTTTACAGAGGCCTCTGGAGGCCGTATAGGGCGTGTTCTACATGGTGTTGAGGTAGGTAATCTCATGGACTTTAGACAGGCTGGATACGTCAAGGGAACGGCTAATTGGCAGCAGGCCTTTGCAATCATGTATGTCAAGGGAAGTAACGTGCAGGTGGACATTATCCACATCGAGAAGAACGGCACGTTCATAGTCCAAGGCAAGGTCTATGGAAGGGTTCGCTAGACCAGACTTCGGAGATGAAGATGTGGATAACATTGTTATCATTTCGTTACCAAAAATGGGTTGTTGTCTGATCCACTTGCCGTAAAGTTCTTCTTGTAGCCGAGATACGGACTACGGAAGGGCTCAAAATGAAGAACATTTACACAGACGCTAAGGGCAACAAGTTCACACGCAAGTCTGCTTTTTACACAGCCAAAGAGCTTAATGAAACTGCTCAAGGTGGCATATGGACTTGGGAACTAGGTAAAGATAATAATCTTTATCTTTGGTTTCAAGAGTTTGCTCCAGCTAAGGTTGGTGCATAATGAATCACGATCACATAATCCTTGCAATGCTGGCACTCGGTGGCGTTGTAGGGTTCTTCTTTGGTTACTCAAAGGGACACGAACACGGCAAGATTGCAGGGCGTATCGCCTTACGCAAGTCACAGCGTCAGCTCGAGCAGGTTGGTCGATGAACGCCCGTGACTACCTCAACGAAGCGAGAGCTACTATCCAAGACCGAGGACTTGATTACGGTCACCCTAGCGACAATATGCAGCGCACAGCCTCACTCTGGAGCGCATACCTCGAAATGCCAGTTACAGATTATCAAGTGGCGATGTGTATGGCACTGGTCAAAATCGCAAGAAGCATGGAGACTGCAAAGTCAGACACTTACATCGACCTCACTGCGTACGTTGCTATAGCAGGTCAATTACATACGGAGGAGAACGATTTATATGTTTAATCTTGATGATTATGAGACAGTCGAAGAACGCCTTATCAAGTATTGGAAGGATCACCCAGATGGTCGTATCAGCACAGTATTGGTTGAAGCAACTGCTTCACGTTTTATCGTACAGGCTTACATATATCGAACTGAAGCTGATCAGCAGGCTTGGAGTACTGGGCTCGCGGAAGAAACGGTACAGGGGCGTGGAGTTAACGCTACTTCAGCTCTCGAAAATTGTGAAACGTCTGCGATTGGTCGTGCTTTGGCTACGGCTGGCTATGCGACAAAGGGAAAGAGACCAAGCCGCGAAGAAATGGGCAAGGTTGTAAAGATGGCTGAAGTAAAGGCTAAGGTGGAAGAAGTAAAGGCTAAGATGGCAGATACTTCACAGCAATATGTCCCGATAGCAAAGGCAGATGATCCATGGACAACTTGGGAAGCACCACCAGTTCAGACACTAGAGACAGCAGTCGAGATGGTTCAGCAGGCTCTTGGTGGCACTGCGGTGGACGAGAGCTGTGTGCATGGAGCGCGAATCTGGAAAACTGGGACAACAAAGACTGGCAATAAGCAATGGGGTCATTGGCGTTGTCCTGCTCAAGCCACCAGAGATATGCCTGGAGGCGAAAAGCCTTGTGATCCTATCTGGTACGAGATTGCTAAAGACGGCACATGGCAGAAGCGAGCCTAATAATGGGACACATCGAAATCATGAACCAAGATGGTGAATGGGAGCAATTTCCTACTGAAGAACAGCAAGCCAATCTCAGGGCTAATGCAGAACTGATAGAAGAACTGGGCTACAAGCTCATCTGCCAGTTATGCAACACCTTCCCTAATCGCACACAGATTCGTCAGCGATATCTTAAAGACTCATGGCAATGCGATAAGTGCCAAACAATTAACTCGGCAGGTAAAGCATGACCCATTACGTTAATCCAGTCGAGGACTATAAATTCGTTGGATTCGGTGGAGTCGATAACTGTGATTATTGTGATGGCTTTACTCATGTAAATGAGTGGAATCGTCCTGATGGTGGCATGGTGTTTGTATGTGGATCATGTGAGTTTAATAAACGCTTTCCTGTAAGGACATGACCTAATCCATGACCAGACACAGGAAGGATCGAGGATTGCGGACTGAGCGAGTAGTGGCAGCCTATCTCTCGCAATGGTGGGGAAGCGCAGTCGTTGGTCGGGGTGCAGGGAAGGACGTGCTGAATGTCCCGTTCGACATTGAAGTTAAGGCACGTTCTTCCTTTCAACCTTTAGCCTTCTTGAAACAATCAGAGGAAAGAGCTAAGGGTCAAGAGAGAAGCATTGCCGTATGCAGAATGAATGGGCAGGGTGAAACACCAGAGAACTACCTTGCTTTCATGCGTTTAAGCGATTTAGTGGACTTATTGCTAATGGCTGGTTACGGCGATATTCAGAAAGACTCGGTACAATTAGAACCTGAAAGATGCGCACAATGCGGATCGTGGAAGTTGGTCAATGTGCCATGCAGGACGTGTAAGTAATGCAATATAACCCAGATAACCTAAATAAAAATGACGAGCAATATACTCCAGCGTGGGTCTTTGAGCGTCTAGGGCTTACATTTGACCTTGATGTATGCGCACCCAAAGGTGGTATAGGTCATATTCCTGCTCTGCGTCATTACTCAATTGAGGATGATGCTCTGGTTCAGCCTTGGGCTGGTCGTGTGTGGATGAATCCACCATACTCAAAACCTACTCCTTGGGCTGATAAGTTCATTGAACATGGAAATGGTATCGCATTAGTCCCAGTAACTAGAGGTCAATGGTTTAGCCGCTTGTGGGATAAAGCTGATGCTGTATGCCTTGATCTATATAACACTAAGTTTGACAGGCCAGACGGGTCAAAAAATGCAGTTACCTTTAGAACTATATTCATAGCTATAGGCTGGGAAAATGCTGATGATTTACATAGGCTTCAGTTAGGAAAGGTGCGTTAGTGCCGATTTATGAGTTCGAGTGCGACAACGAGTTATGCGAGGCTAATGCTCGCTATGACAAGGAGTTAAAAATAAATGAACCACATGATGTTGATTGCCCGTTCTGCGGGTCAAGTATGCGCAAGATTTACAGCTCAGTTGCTGTTCACTTTACAGGGACTGGCTTCTACTCTACGGACAAATAGTTATGCACACCTGTGGATAAGTAGGGGGCAACACGCATTTAACGCGGGACTTATCCACATGCTTGACAGGTACGGTACACTCTCTAGCGAGAGCCCATCAAGGGCTCACCGCAAGCCGCTTAGGCGGATTGCTTGCGGGGTCGCAATCGTTATTGTCATAGCTCTGTCATTAG